GTGTGACAATACCATCACACAAATCATGGCAACGAACGCTACTAATGTAAGCAACGCTGTTCCAGAAATGGAAGGACATAGTGTCCCTCAAAGGTTTACCCGGTTAGACTTTCTCATGAACTTTAAGAGAAAGACTTTCACTCAAGACTCTTTCGAGTGTGAGTTTAAGCTTCCCTGGGAAACCTTTCAAAAGGTTACTGAGGCTATGACGTGCATATTAGAACTGTACAGAACATACGGTTTTAAGTTCCTGCCACAACCTCAGGTATGGATTGATAAGAAGAAAAACAAAATGAACTTCGTTGATCTCCAAAGGATCATTTTATCAAGCCATATTTATGACAAAACAACAATGGAGATTTTCCGTTATTGTCAGTCAAATGGTAAAGACTCATGGGTCAAATTATTTAAGTGGAAATTTGCTGCTTTCTTCTCTGAGAAGAATCGACAAGATATCCCACCAAGACCATGGGGTGAAAATCATTTGTTAGGCTCTTTTTATAAGCCCGGGTGCCTGTTAACAGGCCCTTTTCATGATTTTTACTACACACTTCCCAACAAGAAGCGTGAGACCTTTAATTTGACCGTTCTTTCACTTAAGAAAGGAATGCCCTCTGTTTCCAAAGATCTAATTAAATCTTCGGTAGACTCCACCGTGGCGGCTTTAACATCTCAAGACCAGAGATATGAAGACGAGAACGAGGAGCGTGTTTTATACACGGAAACATGGCCCATCTCTGAACACTTTCGAGCTGCTCAGCAGATCACCACTTCTATTTCCAAGATTAAACAGGAGATTAGGAGGACAGTGAGAGAACTTTACAAAGGACGATCCTTTAAATATGAGGATTTGATAGAGCCCTTCTTTCCTTCAACCTCTGCTAATTATATACGTAGCAGAGCCCAGGATGGAGCTGTAGGTACATTTTATGATTGTATCCCACAGGCGGGGCAAGGGGATTCCGGTTTAGACATTGGTCTTAAGTCCGTCACTCTTTCTCATCAGGAGTCAGAGAGGTATGGGCACCAGGGTCTAAAAGAGAATCTTAACTATCAAAAATTGCGTGAAGCTGCTTTGGAACCAACTTCTGAAGGAGCCGCAATCGTCCTAGACGATACGGATTTTCGACGAAAATTTGAACGTGACTATTGGATCATTTGGGCCTTAGCTCAAAATGAAGAACCACTTGTTACGGCAGTTGGTCTTGCGGAAGCACTTAAAGTGCGTGTAATTTCCAAAGGACCCCCTAAGCTCTACACAGCCCTCAAGCCAATACAACGTTGGTTGTGGGGGGTATTGCATAAGGAGACTGCCTTTTCCCTAATTGGGAAGCCCATTGATGAGAATTATATCAATGAGCTATTGTGGTCCTTCGATCCATATAAACATCAACTTGTGTCAGGTGACTATGTCGCCTCCACAGACAATCTGAAGTCTTGGGCTTCGGACACAGCAGTTGATGAGTTAGTTGATATCCTCGAGGAAGAACTCGAGGATTGGGAGTTTCCTTTTAATTTTACAGGACAACTCCGCACAATGTTGCATCGTGCACTAACTGGTCACATATTCGTCGTGGATGAAGGTGAGGACGGGGAGAGGAGACTTAAACAAACAAACGGACAATTAATGGGGTCCGTTGTCTCTTTCCCAATTTTATGCATCATAAATGCGGCCCTTTGTCGCTATGCGAAGGAATTATCCCTTAACGGGACACCTTTGCGCGTCACAGATAGACGTTCACGCGACTTGCCGAGATGCTCTGCAAACATAGCCATCAATGGAGACGATTGTCTCCTTTATGGCCATCCTGAAAAACTCAGGCCCATTTGGGAAGGTGTTTGCAGCCTTGCTGGACTAAGATCCTCTCCAGGCAAAACCTATTTTTCTAATAGGTTTTGCACCCTTAACTCACGTCTCTTTAAGGTCAAAGAAACTTCCAAGGATGAGTTCCACTTCAAAGAAGTTAAATTCGTTAACTTCGGACTCGTTTTTGGAAAAAGCCGATCAGGGGATGCTAAAGCCCCTGCGCATATGCTTGGTTCTGTTGCACGTGCGCTTAAGGATCAGACGCCCAGTGAGTTATGGGCTGAGGTAAAGCAAAAATTCATATATCACAATAAGGATCGACTCATAGAGTACAACCTACCCTGGTACCTACCAGAATGGTTAGGTGGTCTAGGTATTCCGAATGATGGAGAACTAGGCTGTCTGGATAGACAGATGGCGTCACTCATAAAACATCGTTTCGGTTTCTATGAACCATGTAAACCGTCAGAGGCACCAGAATGGGCAATGCATAAGAGGGTTTGTGATAAACTCCGCCAATTCAAGTTGGAACCGGTTCCATTCCGGAAAGGTTCATTTGAGGGAGAAGAATTTCTTCTTGAAGAGCAATATCAGAAGCTCTATTCAAGGATGACAGTTGCACTCCTGTATGAAGTTCCGCTTGAACAGTTGCACTCAACCATTCAAGAAGACCGCAAGGTCTTTAAAGCGATGATCCATAATCAGAAGATATATGCGAAGGCCATGAAGGAATTGAAAAAACAACCTTCGGTCACACCAATGAGTGATGAAGACCTAGCCTTCGAGAACAAATGTTTTGTGATACCTTGTTTTGTCCAAACAAAGCCACTTTGGGACACATTTTGTCCTCTACTAATGCGCTAGAGAAAGTAAGTACGGCTAGAGCTTTGCTCGCCTATTAGGCTGAACTCTCAACCACTATCAAAAAG